GCAGGTTACTAAAATGTTCAAAGAAAGTATTTACTTTGTCCATCGCAGTTGGATCGTCCGATATTACTGCCCATGCCAGAACAATAATAGGTGCGCTCAATATTCCGAGCACGAATTCGTCTTTATAATCGTTTTGTCTCGCTTCTAAAAGTTTACCTTGGTAAGCTTCTTCACCACGAGCTTGTTTTTCTGCATGCAACAATTGTGCATCAGACATTGCTACTTTTGCCTTCTGTCGGTTTGCGTAAATTTTACTTCCCGCAGAAACGGCTAATTTAATTGCCGAGAACCACATATTAGTACCAAGTAGCTTTTACTGGTTTCTTATCAGCTCTCATTCTTCTTGTTCCTTTAACATCTACTGTTTGTGATGTTGATGGATCAGTAGCTTCGATAGTAACACCACCTGTTTGGTAACCATCTTTGCCAACGCCAAGTTCTTTTTCGATCTTAACGTCTTTGTTCATGAATGTTGAACCTCTTTGCCAATCTTTACTCATATTTATCTCCTTGTATTAATTATATCTATTTTTTTCCGAAATTTCTACCAAAATCGTGAATTTTACTCTTGTCTGCCATGCCTTGTTTAGCTAATGACACACTTGCTCTTAATTTTGCTAGTTTTTCGTTTTGTTCAAGCTTTTCATCTTGATTTTCTTGGTTCATAAGTGCTTTTGCAGTGTCTAAATCAATTCTCTCTTGATCATCTTTAGCTTTTCTCTCATTTTCTTTAGCTCTTAAGTCAACTTCTCTTGCTTTTAACTTAATTAATGGATCACCACTGTACTCACCCATAATTTTTTGTTCTTCATCCATATATTCTTTAGTCATTTCAGCAATCAATTGTGCTTTTCTTGCATTAATCTTATTTGTTAGTGCTTGAGCTTGCGCAATCAACTGTGGGTTCTGTGGATTTTGTTGTAACATCATTTGCATTTGTTGTGCTTGCATTAATTCTTGAGAAAATTCTAATTGAATCTGTTCTTGAGCCATTAAACTAATTCTCTCTAGAATATTTTTCTGTAACGCAGCCATAACAGATGGTGAATTTTGTACCATATTAGATTGCATAAAATTTAAGTGTGAATCAATGTGTGCTTTGTGATCTTGACCTGGAAAAGCTTGAAAAGGTTTCATACCCATTGCAGCAATTTCTTCAAGTGAAGGATCAATAGGAGTTGGTTGTGCTGGTGGTGGTAAAATTGCATTTATATTTTTAACACCGATTGCATCATACATAGATCTGTATGCTTGATATAGATCGTGTATTTGTGGATTAGTTTGAGCTAGTTGTAATTGTGTTTGAGCCATAGATATTCTTTGTGTTTGAGAAAATATGTTTGGATCAGCTACTGGAATAATATCTATTCTATCATCAAAGTCTTGAACTTTAATATTTCTTGTAGCTCCAACAACATCGTATGGATATACAGCTGGTAAATAAGTTTTAAAAACTTCTGCTAATAATTTAAATTCTTGTTTTAAACCAACATATAATCTTTTGTGAATCGCTGACATTACACGTGAACCACGTTCTAATAATGCAACCGTTGTACCCACGGCAGCTTGTTGGTTCATATCGCCTACTTGTGAGTCTGCGATAGACGCGAATCGTTGGCCTGCTTGAACAACTATACCCATTAATGAAAGTAATGTTTGATCCGGTCCTTTAAATGGTAATTGCATAAACTGATCTCTGATGTTTCCACCAGGTGCATCTACATCTCTAAACTCTCCAGGTTGTAATGGTTGTGCATCATCTCTAATTCTTAATCCTCTAGTTTTAAAACCAGCTGGTAAGTTAGCTAATGTACCTGCATCTAATAATTGTCTTAAAGCTGCAGTTGCAGTTCTAGTTAAACCACCAATCATGTGAATTAAACCAAAACCATAAAAACCAGTTCCAGGTAAAAATTTAAATTGCACAAAATAATCTATTTTCTTTTTCATTGGATCTGTTGCTTGATAGTTTCTTCTAATTGATAAAACAGTTTGATTGTTTTCTGCAAACGTTACAATGTAAGGTAATTTAATTCCTGTAGGTTCCCCATCTTGATTAACATCTTCATAACCTTCTAAATCTAAATTAGTGTGCATTTCAAAAAGTGTATACTGATCTTCTTGACCATCTTTTGTAATACCTTCTAGTTCTAATTTTTTATCTGATAATTCATTTGATGTTACAGGAGGTTCTCCTAATTCTACATCTCTATAAAAACCTGCAACTTGTTGTTTTCTTAATTCATTAGCAGAAATTTTAATGACATGTACAATAGCATCTGTGTCATCTAATGATGTTGCTGAATAAGGTACAATTAAATCTTCTGCCGGTACAAATTTAGATACGGCTCTACCTAAAAGATCGTCATAATAAACTTTCTTAAAAGTAGAACCGGACAGGGGTAGATAGAAAAGCATTTGATCAAACTCTGGTTCATATTCTTTCATCTTATCCATAAGTTGATAATTCATAAAATTTTTAACACGTTTAGATTGTTCTTCTTTTTCAACATTGATAGCACCTAAAATTTGTGTTCTAACTGGACCATCACTTGGTAATAATTCTTTGTAAGCTGTTGCTTGAAATTGTGTAACCGCTTCAGCTAGTACAGGGTGATTAACACCTGACGCACCTTTGAAGGGTTCTGTTCTTCTCTCGTATTTGAAACCTAATAATTCTAAACCTTCTCTATAAGATTGTTCCCAATCTGCTCTTGATTCTTTGTACTCTGTGTATTGATCAAAAAGAGTTGAACCTAAAGATTCTAACTCACCATCAGACATGTCTTCTGCTAAATTTGCAAAGTGACCATCTGTGCTTCTGTCTGTACTAGTTGTAGGATCAAAAGTAACTTCTGCTCCTCCAGTTTCATCCATAACAACTTCACTTGTGTCTGTTGTAATAACTTCTTCTGAACCGGGAACAGCTACTTCTTTTTCTTGAAACTCTGTATCTTTAACTTCCTCAACTGTGTTGGGCAATGACTTATCTATACTATCTACCATATCTCTATCCTATTATTAAATTACACCTTTGACTGAATTTATACCGTACATATTTGGGTATGTAAAGCCTGAACCTCTTGATCTCTCTAAAGCTCTTTGTTGTTCTTCAGCTTCTCTTTGTTTTCTAACTCTTTCTTGTACAGCTTCAATATCAACAGCTTCTATGCCTTCTTGTCTTGGTGTGTAAAAATCTGTATCCAACATCGACTCATCACCAGCTATTTGTTGTTCACTTACAGCCTGTCTTTCAAGAGGAGTCATCTTCATAAGGTCTTGTGCTTCTCCAATTCTTCCTGACAAGAAAAAAGGTGAACCTAAAATTTCAGCTGTTGTCTTACCTTGTTTTCTCATGTTAAGCATATTAGCTACTTCAAGAGGTATTGCTGCTATACCTAAAGCTTTGCCTCCAACCTTTGCAACATTTTTAAGAAAGCTTGCTGTCTTACCTAATCTTCCTGTGCCAAGTTGAGTGCTTGAAGCATCGATGGTAAAGTCTCCTGCAAAAGGATTTTTAAAACCAGCTAATGTAGCTCTCATGGTATCAACATCTCCAACTGCTCCCAATGATTTACCTCCTCTTGCTATGACCTTTTCAGTTAACTCTGGCGCAACTCTTTTTGTCATGTCAACTAAAGTTTCTCTAGTTCCGTAAGGAGTATTTTTTAATCTAACTTCTAAATTGGGAGAAACAGATTTTAAATATGTTCTTACAGCATTTTTTTTTTCAGTTAATGTTTTAGCTTTTTCAAAATTTCTATTGAAACTTTTTCTTAAAGCAGATTCCGCCATATTTTCACTACCTATTGCAAATTGAACATTAAAAGCATTTCTTCCTCTTCCTGCTGTATGATGGATATGCATTGGAGAAAAAACAGATCTGCTTGATACACTTTTTGGATCATATGATTTGTTTAGTTTTTTATTAAACTCATCCCGAAGATCTTGGTTTTTTTGTATAAATCTTTTTTTGTTATACTCTTTGATTGCGGTATCATAATCTATTCTATAAAGTTTTTTATTTTTATCTAAATGTTTTGGAAAGTTTTCATAAGTTATAATTTTTGGTTTTCCTGATTTATCTAAAACATTTGTATCAACAAGTTTTATTTTAAAATTACTTTTTAAATCGGTTGGTCTTTTTTGGTTAGGATCTAAAAATTTTATATGTGATTGAGGTAAAGTTGCACCTGGTCGTCCTTGTAAATGAGCTTGATGTCTAAAAGCATTGTCAACTAAATCTCTCCAAAATAAATCTTTAGGAGTTGCATTTTTTCCAATGTTAATTGGAAACTGTCTTTTTTTTCCAATCATAGCTGCTTTTCTTTTTCTAAATTTATATAGTTTTTCTTTTTGAGCATCAGTCATTCCACTTTCTAAAGCTCTGCCTTTTATAACAGCCGCCCTAATTTCATCAGGATTCATTTTGCTGGTGTCAATATTTAAACTCATTCTCTTTACTTCGTTTAAGATAAACTTATCGTCCATAAGTTTTCCTCTTGTCTTAAGATATGTGCCTTTGTTGGATATTCCTGCTCTTTCTCTTCTAGTGCCCACACTATCACTAGTAAAAGGTTTACCTCCTTTTGCTGTGTATCCTTTATCATTTAAATATTTTGCAAATTCAGTATCAGACCCTGTTATAACAGGTTTAAATTTTTTATATTCTGCTTTAAACTGTTTATCAGTTATTGTGTTCTTATTTATATCAGCTTGTCTTTCTACCTCTACTGCTCTTTTAGTTTTAGGTTCTGGCAAATCATAAATATCTTCTCTACCAAATTTTTCAATTGCTAATCTAACAGGATTAGAATCTGCATAACCGAACTTTCTACCAAACTCATTTAAGTTTGGTCTAGTTTTTCCATCAAACTCTTTTACAGCTTTTTCTAAACCTGCTTTGTCTACATTCTCACCAGGTATTCCTGGAAACCTTTTATTTTTTGTATTAGCTGCTATGTCTTCTTTAGTTATCTTAACTGGAGCTTCTCCAGATTTCATAGCATCAATTGCACTTGCAATTGTAGTTTTTTGAGTTTCACTACCTAATATTTCTTTTGCAATTGCTTTTGTTCCTTTTCCTTCTTTCCATAATTTTTTTATTCTCGGTAAAAATTCTTCTACTGATTGTCCTTTATAAAATACTTGTCGTGGCTCAACTCTACCACCAACTTTATAACCCGGTCTTAATCGCGTAAGTATATCTGTGAATAAAGTTTCGTCGGCCATTACACTCCACCACCAAGCATACCAGAAGATCCAACTGCGCTTGGTCCCTCTCCGCCTGTTCCACCATAACCACCACTTCCTTGGTTTCCAGAATCAATTGTTCCTCCAGGAACTCTAGGTCTATTTAATTGTGCTTGTAATCTTGCTTCTTCTTCTCGTCTTATTTGTTCAATTATTTCTGCTGCTCTTTTTGCTCTCATATCATCGATAGCGTCTTTAGTTCTTTTTGCTATTTGAATCGGTGATATAGCTGAATAGATACCTTGGCCTACTTGTTGTATACCAGACAATGCATCTCTCGCTCTCATACCTAAAGTATAATCTTCATCTGCAACAGTGCCTTCACCAATGTCGTCTAAATTAAATTCGCCACTTGGACTTGTATATCCATAATCAAAATTTATACCCGCAGTAATTCCACCACCTGGAGGAGGACTACCTCCACCACCATCACCATCTGATTGTGGAATTTTTATAATAGGTTTTATTGGATTGATCGGAGCAATAGTTGAAGTTGTTGATTGAGTAGTTGTATTAGTTTGTGGTGTTGTCGTTGTTGTTTGTTGTGCAAATAAATCTAGGTAATCTTGTTTGTTAGGATATTGGGATTGAAGCGTAGGATTGTTATCATAAGTATCACTTATATTAGTCATACCTCCTGTTGCTAATTCCATAATACCATCTGATCTTGATATACCATCTACTTCAGGCATAACTCTTAAAAAACGTTCTTTACTTTTACCTTCACCAATATCTTCCTCGTCTATATTATCATCATGTTTTCTTTTCTTTCTTACTTTTCCACCATCTTTCATTAAAGGCATTCCTAAAAGATTATAAACTTCTAGTAATCCACTTAAACCTAACTCTGCTCCAACGACAGAAGGTCCTCCAAGAAAATCTACAACCTTACTTCTAAAAGGTTTTTTTACTTTGCCACCACCAGCCATTGCATCAGGATCACCATCATAATCTTTTAATTTTTCACCTAAAGATTTTTCTTTTTTCTCTTTAAGTCTAGCAACAGATTCTTTGTTTTGTCTGTTCATTCTCTTTAACATCTCTGCTTCTGTTTCTCGTCTTGGCTTAAATCCAAAAAAAGATTCCATAGCATCTTCTAATTTTTTACTTTTAGGTTTTGATTCTTGTTTTGCTTTTTGTCCTATTTTTTCCATTTGTCTTTTGAACAAATCTCCTAATCCTCTTGTTGTTTGAATACCATCTTTCATTTCTATTTTAGGAGGTTGTGGTCTAGCTTTAGTCCAATCTGTAATTCTCTCTTTTGGAAACTGTAGAATTTTACCTTTTGTAGAATCAATAACTTTCTGTCTTGCTTTTTGTTTAATTTTAAGAAGATCAAGTCCTTCGGGCATAATACCTTTAGCCGATTTGTAAGCTGCTACTAATAATTTGTATGCGGTTTGATATGTCATTAATAATAATTATAAGTTCGTTTAGCTTGCGCTTCTTGCTTTTCGTCTTCTGGATGCCCTATAAATCCCCCTTGTCTAAATCGCATCACAGCTTGAGTCATACTATCAACCAAGTCATCGTTCTCTCCATACGGAAAGGCAGCACACTCTTCGACTACTTCTTCTGCAAATTTGTTATCTGGCGCCCAGACTTGCCCCGATTCAAATAACGGCGCAACGGCGTTTACTCTAGCATGTTTATCGTTACCTTTGCTAGGAGTGAAATTTATAACAGGTATCCCCATCTTTCGCAACTCATAAGTAAGAGGTAATCCTGATGCTTTGGCCTCTACAATAACTGTATCTGGATTCCAATACTTCCATTGATCGTAAGCAACTTTCTTAAGTTCAGGAAACTCTAGTCGTTCTTTGTGTGCATCAAGTAGAATAAGATTCGGTCCGCTGTCCTCGTTTGGATAAAAGACG